TTTATGCTCGGCAAGGCGTTCTGCAAAGAAGCCGGCTGCACGCTGCTGAAAGACCCGAGTGTCGTGCAGTTCTACGGCGAGCCGGTGCTGTTGATGCACGGCGACAGCCTCTGCACCCGCGACGTCGGCTATATGAAGCTGCGCCGCTATCTGCGCAATCCGGTCACGCTGTTTATCCTGCGCAATCTACCGCTGAGCAGCCGCCATAAACTGGCGCGCAAACTGCGCAGCGAGAGCAAGGCGCAGACGCGGATGAAGGCCAATGACATTGTTGATGTCACGCCAGAGGAGATTCCGCGGATCATGCAGGAGTTTGGCGTGAAAACCCTGATCCACGGCCACACCCATCGCCCGGCGATTCACAAGTTGCAGATTGGTGATGAAGCGGCGAAGCGGATTGTGCTGGGGGATTGGGATCGTCAGGGTTGGGCGTTGCAGGTGGATGAGAGCGGCTATGCGCTGGCGCCGTTCGATTTCGCCCCACCGCTGGCATTGCCGCATGATGCGCGGCGCGAAAAATTCGGGCTTTGATGCGCGATAAATGAACTTGAAAAAATTTTCGCATAGTGCAAAAGAATTGCATAAAGAAGGCCCATCGCGGGGTCTTCGTCGTTTCACCCTGACAATCGCCTGTTCGATACGGCCGGCTCCCATGTCGCTAAATCAGGATCTTGAGGACAACCTTTGCAGTCGGCACAGGCTACATCTGCCTATTGGCGGCCGGATCAGGTGCTCGAACACCTGAACCGGTCGCCCTCTTTTTTCACCCAGTACAAAGCTCGCCCACGGGCGGAAGCATCCATAGGTGCTGCGGCGTTACCGGCGCAGACTCTCACAGCGGCACCACGGTTCTCCCGCTTCGGCCGCCCAAGTGATCAACTCGGAACAAAACCAAGCGTCACGCTCCTGCCAGTCACGGCGCAGGCCGAGGCCGCAAACGGCTGTCCAGTCATAGGGCTTGCCGAGTTGGCTACGTCCGGCGTCGATGATCCGTTGAGGGACGCGGGCCGGGAGATTAACGAGAACAAAGTCCCGAGCGCGGTTCATAGCGTCATCGAGCTTGATCTGTCGGACGCCGTAAAACGGGGCAGCCTCAATCACTTCGTCTTTCGCAACCAGTGCCACGTGGCTCCAACGCGACCAGGTAACAGTGCGTATCAACGCCCCTGCCGGGCTGTAAGAGCTGCTGAACAAAAGACTAATGGCATGCATCTTCAACCCTTTGCGTTTCCAACGCCGGTAATCGCCGCTTGAATGGCCTTGATGGCTTCGTCAGCGATTTGTTTGGCTTCCTCGATTGCGCCCCCGGCGAGCTTCTCTTTGATCAGCTCTTTCGCCTCAAGTCGACGTTCCCGAATCCGGTACAGCACTTCTGCGTACTGTGCCGCTTCGACCAAAATGCTATCGGCGGCTTCCCGAGGAGTGCGGCCGGTGATGGCCCAAGCAGCGACAGTGCGCGGTACCGCGTCCGGCGGGTAGCCATTTGGCCATGTCCGCAAGTTCGAACTGGCCGCTCTTGCCGGCAAACGCCAGCATGTTCATGGAACGCTCAAGTCCGGCCGCGCCAATGCCCAAGTTGTCATTCAGCGCGATGGCCACCAAGCCAAGATCGTCCATGCTTGCCCGTGTTGCGGTCGCCGTTTTGGCCATCACCGGGGCATACGCTTCCAGCTCCTTGACGTTGGAAATGCCGCCGGCAATCAACACGGCGGTGCCCTTGGCCACGTCGGATTGAGTCTGGTTCCACCTCAGCGCGGCCCCGCGCATGACATCGCTGAGGCCTTTCTCCTGCGCTTCATCGAAGCCGCCAGTGATCGCGATATCGCGGGTCTGGTCTTGGAACTCGATAGCCGTGCGCATTGATTGAACAATGGGTGCGCCAAGCGCTGCGCCTGTACCGGCCACCTCCAACGCCTGCCCGCGCAGCTCGCCGCGTTTGTTTTTGAGTGTTTCGCCCCGCGCAATACTTGCGGTAAGGCGGTCTTGCTTGACCTTGAGTTGGTCGATTGAGCGGCCCACCAGGTCGTATTGCCGGCGTAGCCGCTCGACGCCCGTGCCGCCCCTTGCGAGGGCGGCGGAGAGTTCGGTGCCGATGAGTTTTTGCTTTGCGGTGAGGCCGTCAGTAGCGCGGCCGAGCTGCTGTACGGTCGATTTAGCCGAGCCGAAAGCGGCGCTGAGGCTGCCGGAAACGACGGCGCCGATCTTTAGTCCAACCAGTACTTCGTTAGCCATAAAGTTTGCTACGCTATGGGCATGTTTGAAAAAGCCGCTCTACGCACCGCCAATTTTCTGTATGCACTGGCCATCGGCGCCGGTGTGATTGGTCTCGCCTGGCTTTGCCTGGCTCACTTGCCGTTGTGGGCTGCGGTCGTCGTGTTCTGCGTCGGCTTGCCATTGCTGGCTTCGGTAGCCGCCCCTGTCGCAGCGGGCGGCGCTTGGTTGGCGGGAGTGGTAGTTGCGCTGGTCGCGGTTATCGGCCGCTCGCTTTATCGGCGAGTTCGATCCGCCGGTTGATCTCACGCCTGCAGGTTTCCACCCAACGCCAATACTCCGCCATGTCCAGCCGCCTGATTTCAGACGGCTGGAGCCTCAGCACCAGCAGCAGCGCTTCGTCCCAAGACTGCAGCAAGGTCTCCTCCGCTAGCCATTTCCCGCAACACCTCGGTGGCTAACTTCGAATCGGCGATATCGAACTCGCCGAGATCTTCCAGAGCGACGCCCAGCATCTTTGCAATGAGCAAATCTTCCATCGCGCCTTCGTCTTTCGTAACAGCTTGAGCGGTGCTGATGTCTTTGCGCTTCAGGCGCTTGATCGGCAATTTTTTGATCGTGGCGCCATCGCCACCTTTGACGGGGAATTTGAGGGTGAAGCTGAGTTCGTCGGCCATCTTTGATGCTCCAGATTGGATTGCTCTAAAAGAGCACTGAGCATCGCACCCGGCCGTGGCGCTGACTTTTAATCGACTTTAAAGAGAAGCCCCGCACTTGGCGGGGCTCTGGATCTTCCATCTAACGGAGGTGACGAATCACCGGCTATCTGAATGAATTCTTGAACGCATGACTGCTTGCAACTGCTCAGCGCTCAGCTCGTACGAATACTCATCGCGCTGGACTTCCAGCTCTGCCAGCATGCGTTTGTAAGTTTCTGTCGTAGGCATATGCGAGTTTTTGATCCGCCCCTTGAAATGCTCCCACTTGCCAAGATCCTCGGTGAGGACGTGCGCAATAGAAAGCAGCTCACTCTCATTGTTGCCGTCGAAACCTGGGAAAATTACAGCGTCTGCCGAGAAATCCAGCTGGGCGCGTTCCACGTCTGTCAAATTCTTATAGCCGAACTCAAGGATTTGCCACAGATCCAAAACATCCATGACATATTTGACTTCTGGAGGCGTTTCTTCACGCAGAAACATGGTCGGGTAAGCGTGCCCCAACGCCCAGCCTTCTCCATCGCGCACCATGCGCTGGACGAAGTCGGGGTCAATATCAGAGTCTTTGATATTGAGGGCCTTATGAATGTCAGTGAGCAGCGTAAACAGCAGCTGATCTTTTCCGGAAAATTCCATCTTTTTATCCCTAAAAAATACGCGGCATCATATGGCCGCAACACATCCTATTTATGAATACGAGCAACCACAACGAAAAACCCCCACAATGGCCGAACCTCAAACACTTGTTGCGGCCAAAAAAACGCCGCCTTCCCATTGGGAGAAGCGGCGTTTTGCCCACGTAAACTCCATTGCTCTAACCAGCGGCGCCTTTCGATTCGCTGGTCAAGCCTGCCCAATATTCTGCCGATATTTCGACAACTGATCCTGCCCGCCAACCTTGAAGATGTTGGCCAGCCAATCCAGCAAGACGATTTCCTGCCCGTTCAGAACCTGACGCACGTACGTTGCCGAAAACGGAGTTTCGTACTTGGTAGGGTCGCGCGGCTTATGCCCGCCGAGCTGATACTCCTTGCCGGTAATGGTCATCGTAGTAACCAGCGCCAACTCCTCGACGAGGCCGGCGCTGTTGAACACTTGAACGTTGTTGCGGCACTGCAACTGGACGCTCTTGAATGGCGTAACCAGTTTGCTGGCCGCTTCGTAGTACAGGCTGTTCCAGACGAACTTACCCTCCAGCTTATCGATGCCGTCCGGCAGCTCGATCAGGCCGACCATCCCGAGCCCCTGAAAATCGCTAGTCACGGTTTTGATAGAGCCGAGGTCGACCTCTTCCACCTTGCCGAAGAAGCTTGCACCGTCGAGGTAAATGTTGGCGTTGGAAATGCGGTGAGCGCTGAAGCCGGCCATTACTGTGCCCCCAGGTTGACCAGGTAATCCCCGGTGATTTCGGTTTCAAAAGTGCCGCGTTCAAACGGCAGCGGAATGCCCAGCTTGTAGCTGAACAGCACATGGCCCAGTTCCAACTCGGTTTGCGGGTTGCGGGCCGGGTCGTACCAGCATTCGCCGCCGAGCAGTGCCTCATCGCCGATCAACTTGCGGATCAGCAGATTGACGCTTTCGGTAATGCTCGTAATCAGCGACGTGGTAACGGGCTGGTCGACGAATTGAAGCGAGCTGTAGCGGATCGATTCGTCGATAACGTCCTTGGTACGCCGCACGTTTTCGAAGTTGCGCATGTGGGTTACGGTCGGCCAGGCTGCCGTCCGGTTGCCCCACAGGCGCAGCCCGGTGCCGAATGAGTTGAATACGGTGGTGATGCCGTTTTCGTTCAGCAGGTTGACGTCGCTCGATGCGTCATCGATCCGGGCGCTGAGTGGGCGCTCCAACCCGCAGAGAGGCGGCGCTCTGAGGGCCTTTGTAGAGGTAACGGGTCAGGTTCATTGCATTTCCTCAAATCGGGGTTCGGTCAAAAGCGGCCCGGTCTCCGGGGTCATCAACTGCAGTTGGGTGGAGCGCGTGGCGAAGTCTTGGGCGTACTGCCAAACGCCGTTCATGTGGCCGATGAAGTGTTCGAAAACCGGGCGGCACGCTTGGTCGCAGTGCGGGGCGCGCCACCCGGTGAGGCAGGTTCGGATGCGGTCGAGATACGAAACGACGCCGTCCTTGCCGTTGAGTTGGCGGAACACCAACGTCAGCCGGAGCGTCATGCTTCGGGCCTGAAACACGGCATCCGTGCTTTCTGAGCCGGCAAAAGTCGATCTGCCGTATGCCAGCAGAATCGCGCCGCGTGGGTGGTTCAGGCGGTACTGAAGCGGGTTTTCGGGGAACAGCTCGACCATCAGCTCCTCGCTGAAGGAACCCCGCAAACGCTCCAGCATCGCCTCCATCAACTGCTCGGTTTGGGTTTTGGTCGGCACCTCGCTCATCAGTAGCGCTCCCAGGTGTCCGCATCGAACCGCGGCTTGCGCGCCCGGACGCGGATTTCGCCCGGCTCCGGGGCGGCGTGGCCGGTGGGCATGCCCAGCGTCACCACGCCATCGCGGATGCTTTCCAACAGCTTGATGGTGTCCTTGCGGCTGTCCTTCACCGCATCCGGCAACGCGCCCTCGGGGCGGCGCTGATACAGCCAATGCCGCGCCAGATACACAACCGCATCCCGCAGCACGGTCGGCACCGGATCGAGCGGCAGGTTGTAACGGCCCCGAAGGTAGCCATCCACCAACTCTTCCGCCTGCCGCACGCCGTCCTCGATCACGTTCTCGTTGGGCGACATCGCGGCCGGGTCATCGTTGGAGAGCTGAATCAGCGTCATCTCCGGGATGGCGTTGCCGATATCGGCGCGGGTGCAGTAGCGCATTGCTTAACCCGCCTTCAGCTCGACCAGGGCTTCGGGGAACAGGCACATGGCCAACGGGTTAGCCTGGGCTTCCACATCCCAGCCTTTGCCCATCTTCCGTTCCTCGGCCTTGCTGTAGAACGGCTGGCCGATGGTGTTGACTGTTTCGTTGTAGTTCGCCGGGGCATTGAACATGCGGAACACGCCACGGGCCACCGGGAACACTTGGGCGATGTCGGCGGGAATGAAACGCTGCCCGCTGACGGTGACGTCGTATTCGATGAACTCGATGCCGCCGAAGGTAAAGCCCGAGCGCACATCGCCGCCGATGCGATCCTGCGCTTCCTGGTAGTTGGCAAATGCGGCTTTGACCTTTTCATGATCGATCATCGCGTCGAACCAATCCGGCCCGCACAGTGCGCGGAAACCCGTGACCATTACGCCGCCGAGTTTGGATTCGGAATAACGTTTGGCGTCGAGGCACGCCTTGCGCACGTTGGTGCCGGCGTTGCCCAGCGCCACCGTGATTTTCTTCTGGCTGACTTCGAACTCTTTGAAGAGGTCGGTGATGACTTCGCCATCCGCGTCCAGCAACTTGCCGCGCAGTGCGCCCACTCGCTGGAATTCCCGGGTGGCTTCAATGCTGTTTTTCAGCTCCTGCAGGTTGTCATTGATCACCGTCGCCACAGGCGCGGTGGCGGATTCCTGGCCGAACGCGGCAATGCCCTGCAATTGGCTTGGCAGGATCGGCCGGTTGAGCGGTAGATGCAGTGTTTCAAACGTTTTGCGTTTACGTTTGCTGCCCTTGATCGGCGCCGGGTCATCGTTGCGGGAGGTGTTGGGCACCAGAACCAGGCGGCCCTCGCGCTCGTCGATGATCACGCTAGTACTGGTGACGCCTTTTTCATCGAACAGTCCCATGGCGCCGACTTTGCCGGGGATCGCGGGGAGCTTGTTCACGGCGGCGGTAAGGTTCGCAACGCTGAACATGTCTTGCAGATTCATGGAGTACTCCAGATCAAAGGGCCGCGCGGGCAACGATGCCCAAGGCGTTGAGTTCGTCGAGGGCGGTGGCCTTTTGGGCTTCGGTAACGCTCGCAGGCCACGTCAGTTCAGCGGATTCAATGACGGCGCCGCGAGAGACCACTACGCCCGGCTTGTCCCCGGTGGTTGCATCCACCGCTTCGATCAGCACCGCCATGGATTTTTTAGCCGCGCCGGTGCCGGCAAAATCAAGTGCCTGGTATTTACCGGACACCTTCGCCAGCACTTGGCCGAACGCATAGTTCGCCCCGGCGAGCAGCGTGACCTTGTCCTTCGTCCAGCCGGGGCAGACTTCAACCAGCAACAAGTCGCCCGGATCTTTCGGTTGGTTAAACGTGGCCATGGGGCCTCCTATCGTTTATTGCGGGCTTCGGCGTCGGCCAGCAGTGGGTTGGTGGTTTCGGGAATGGTCTTGCCGGCGCGCTGCTTGGTGGCGATTTCGGCAAAGCTGACGCCGCCCGCCAAGTCGGCGAAGATCGCCTTCAAGCCGTCAGCCAACGGCTCGCGGGCGTCCTCTTCGCCAAACTCCAGCGGGGTTTCGCTGGAGTCGGCGTAATCCAGCGCCGCAATCACGGCTGGTGCGTGTACCGGCTTCATGCCAGCGGCCACCAGTTTCTCGGCGAACGCGACGTTGGCCCCGTGGATGGCTTCTTGTGCGGCGGTACGGGCGGCCTTGTCGCGCTTGGCGATGTCGGCCTTCAGGCGTTTGTTTTCTGCCTCAAGGGCGGCGGGGTCTTTTTCGGACATGCTGGTTACCTCGGTGGATCGGGCGGGTTCAGAGAAAGCAGGTTGATTGCCGGATTCAGGCTGACGTGCCATATCGGCGAGGCTGTCGACAGCCCAAGACGGAACCACCTCGTCGGCGGTGTCCTTATCGAATTTGCCGATGATCCATTCACGGACGCGGCGCCACAGATCTGAGTTGAGTTCGTGGCCGTAGTCGCCGAACTCGACAACGCCTTCTTCGCCATCGGCCAGTTCAATCGGGCGCAGGCCTTTCACGGCCGGCGGCTGGGCGCCGAGGAAGCCGACGTGGCGCAGGTAGTACACGCCCGGCACCGGGTTGTTGGCGGCATCGGGGTGATAGAACGAGGCGGAAATTTTCTTGAAGCGGCCCTTGTCCACCAGCTCAGCGAACGCCGGGTCTACCTGCTGGGGTTCGGCGACCAGGCCATTGGCTGTAGCGGTCAGTGACTTCACCCAACCGGCCGCTGGGGCGTCGTGCTTCGGGTGCCCGATGACCATCGGGGCTTCGTGCAAGGCCGGGTCATACGCGCTCACAGTGGCGGCCAGATCGGACTCGCTAAAATCAAAACTGGCGCCGTTCATGGCGGTATGACTGCCGGGCTTGAAGATGTGCAGTGGTTTCATGGCTGTGCGCTGCGTGGAGGTGATGCGCACAGACTGGGCCAACGGGTGGCCCGGGACTTTTAATCGAGTTTAAAGAGTGCCTATCGATTTGGAATGAAACACCCTTGGTTCACCCGGCTTCAGGTGCGATTATTTGGCAACGCCCACCGGCGTTAACAGCCAAGGGGTTTGAGGATAGAAAATGGACGAGCTACTGGAACCGATCTGCTTTGAGTGCGTGGGTGATCGTTTTTTACAACAGATGATTATCAACGGTGGCACGAAAGGAGAATGCTTAATCTGCGGCAAGAATCAGCTTTCCATCGAACTCGAGTCACTAGCCAACGCAGTCGCCAAAATTCTAAGTAATACAGTTGAGATTGGGGACTACCACGATATCTGGGATATCGAGAGCGACCGGATCAGCCACACCGAACAGAGTGGTGACCCACTTAACTATTTTGTTACGGAGATCCTGCGACTCGATGATGAAGACGATCCACTAATCGACCTAGTGTTGGGCAAATTAGTGGGCCAAACACCCGGTGACGAAAGCTTTTTTGACCATGAAAACTACAGCCGAAAGACGATTATCCCCTTTGAAACGGAACTCAACTGGATTCAGTTCCAAACTGAGTTGATGCACAAAAGACGCTTCTTCAATGAGAAGGCGAAGAAGTTTTTAGCGTGGTTGTTTGATGGCATCGACTCTTACCACGTGTGGGGTTTCGGGCCGGGTGTTGTACGCACTCTAACTCCCGATGAATGCGAACCGATCTACCGCGCTCGAGACTGCACCCCGCCCAAAGATGAAAGCCAGAAAATCATCGCAGATCCTGCAAATCAGCTCGCGGCACCACCTAAGGAATTGGCGCCAACTGGCCGAATGAGCCCCGCCGGTGTTCCTGTGTTTTACGGCGCTTTCGAGCGTGAGACATGTGTTGCGGAGTTGCGGCCACCGGTTGGTGGAAAAGTCATCAGCGGGGAATTCAGGCTGACCAAGGAAGCTCGCGTGCTGGATTTCACAGCTCTGGAGGACGCTTACGATAGAACTGACATTAGCTATTTCGATCCAGACTTCAATCGAAAGATTGAACGCCGCCAGTTCCTGAAGGACTTCCACAGTGTCATCAGCCATCCCGTGGTACCGGATCAGGAACACGAATACCTGAAGACCCAAGTTATTGCTGAGTACCTTGCTACTCAGCATTCTCCAAACTTTGACGGGGTGATTTTTGCGTCTGCTCAAGCAAAGCATGACAAGGGACGCAACATAGTCCTCTTCTCACACGCGATCTCTACCGACCCACTACCACCTGTCCCTGATCAGAATGGGTGGACTCCTATTTTTGGTGAGCCGGCGGAGCCAAAAATTCAGTACGTTCCTGAATCACTGTTTGTTCACAAGATCGAGACAGTAAAAGTCACCACGAAGAATACAAAAGTGATCGGTGGTGAACTCGAAAGCGATATTGATGACTTCTATGAACGGGGATATTGAGCGTTTTGGCATCTGAAGGCTTTATAAAGCCTTTACAGCGCCATTCCGCCTCTAGGATCAAGGCACCACAGCTGCAACGGTGCCATTGACCATCTGAGAGGATTACAGGCGAGCGGCTTTTTGTAGGTGATGCAGAGCCAACTCAAGAATCGCTTCCTCTGCTTCGGGCTGAATGACGCCCTCGGCGTCCATCGGCAACCACGGCCGGCTCGGGATGTCTCCCCACAGGTGCGGGAATTCCGATTTGTCCCCGCCGAAGTGCATCATCGCCGCGTAGGGTTTGTTGCTGCCGACCAGCGCGGAGCTGTCGGTTGCGGCGCTGGTCACAGATGCCGCCAATCCCGCCGAACTGATCTGCAGGATCTGGCCGGGCCAGTTGCCGTTCTTTTCCCGGCGCTCGATGGTGACATCCGATAAGTCCGCCCAATCAGGTCGGCCCTCGTTTTCGAAGTTTTCCTCCGTCTGACTCAGCAGCTCGGCGGCGGAGCTGCGCATCAACGGCGCGAGATCCCCGACCGCCCATTCGACTTTGCGCAATGCGTTCTGCAGGCGCTGGTGATCCAACTCAACGGTGAACATGGTGAGCCTCCTATGCGGCCGCTTCTTTGCGTTTCAACGCCTCGGCCAGCCCAGTGCCTGGCGCGTGGTTGAAGCCCGGATCTGTGCGGAAGGTAATGGCCCGGCCTTCGGCGTCGGTGGTGCGCAGGCCGGTAACCGTGGCCGTTCTGATTTCGCCGGTACGCTTGTCTGTGCCGGTCTCGACAGTTTCGGTGAATGACCGGCCCGCGCTCGAAACGATTGTCAGGCCTCGGCGTTTGACGGCCGCCTCGGTCAAAGCAACGACGCGGCAACGGCAATTGAATCCGTTGGGCGGGAAGATGGCCGACCAGATCGGATCATCGTGGCGGAACACTTGGCCGTGCAGCGCCCGGTGACTTGGCCGGGTCTTGCCGTCGAGGATGGCCACGTACATCCAGTACGGGTGCGTCTCGGCGGTTTGTTCCATCTCCGCCTTGCGGCCGGCCATGTAGGCGCTTTGCAGGTTGGTCTGATAGATCGTCTTGAGCCGGCGCGGGCTGCCCAGTTGCACCAGCTCGCCAACGCCTTCGCTATCGACAATGACCTGTTGCCCCCACCAGCCCTGAGATTCCAGCGTCGGCTGCATGTTGGTGATGAACTGCTTGAGCGTTTGGCCGTCCTGCAGCGCGGTTTCCAACGCCGCCCGAATGTCGGACAGCAAATCAAGGCGCATAGCCTTGGCGACGGTGAAGGCTTGGTCGTGCGCCTGGTCGAGCATGTCCTGCCAGTTCCAGGTGATCGCGTAGCCCTTGAATTTTAGGTAAGCGATAGCCTTCGCTGGCTCAAGGCCAAAGATGGCTTTGAGGTCGGTCGGGCTGAGGCGCTTGTCCGAGGCGGCCATGTCAATCCTCCCGGTCGGCGCTGGCGCTCAGCCGGCCCCAGGTATCGGCGATGAACAACAGGTTTGTGAGCTGTTGCTGGAGGGTCTCCGCGTCCTTCTGTGGGAACGCTTCGGCCAAGAGGCCGAGCGCCTCCGAGTCATCGCGGGCGCGCTGCAGAGCTTCGATGAATGGGGCAACGGCCTGTTCGGCCTGTTGTTGCAGCGCTTCTGCGGGCAGGCTGTCGATAGCTTGGTCGAGTGCAATTTGATCCAGCAGCGGTCGCAAGGGCACTTCGGCGAATTCTGGCGAATCGATGGTAGCCGACGCCGATGCGAGATCGCCGTCCTGCAGGTTGTAGGTGCGCTTCCAATACGCATCGGTGAACTTCACGCCGGAATCCGTCAGCGCCTTGTCGCGCTGGGCCAGCGTCTTGTCGATTTCCTCCTGTTCCCACAACTCGTAGAACGGCGCCGCCACGTCGGAGCCGAAGTTGAGGTCGACGACCAAACGAATGCACGCATTCAGTGAGGCGGCAACGATGCCGGCATCGCCGTCGCGAATGTCTTTGGTGACTTCGGCGCCGGCCGTAGCGCTGGCGCGGTTGCTGTCTTTTTCGGTGGTCTGGTTTTGCCCGAGCATGGCGACGTTTATTTCGCTCCGGCAGTACTCCAGCAGTTCGCGGTAGACCTCGGCGCTGCCGGCCTTGCCGGCGGCTTCAATGATTTGCACGCTGGAATCGTCGGGGATCGCAGCCACGGCGTCTTGCACCATGGCCTCAAGGCTATCGAGCAGCAAATCAGTTTCGCTGTCGGCGGCGCCGCGCGGGTGTTTGCCGATGACCCAAGGGCTGCCGTATTTCTCGGTGAATTGAACCCAAAACTTCAGGCCGCCTTTCATGAAGGTCGCCGGCCAAAAGCACATGCTCAGATCCGGGAAGCCGTAGGGGTTGGCGTAGGTCGCATCTTGCCGGGCAACAATGAAACGCTGCGGGTCGCAAAGTTCGCCGTCCTGGCCGGCTTCCTTGGAGCGGAAGCGCAGTTCATTGTCTTTGTCATAGAAGAACCATTCGGCCGGTTTGCCGAGCAGATCTTCCGGCACCAGATTCATGCCCACCGGTTTCCACATCAGTTCAACCGGTTGATATCCGAACAACGGCGCATCGAGCAGCTCGCGAATGATGCGGTCAAGGTCAAGATCGGTGAGCCAATCGCGAATAAAGCGTTCCACCTTTGTTGGCGCATCGGCACGCTTGAGGCCGCGCTCCAGTGACAGTACTGAAGCCTTGCGGCGCCGAACGTTGCCGCCAACCAATGCCGAGCTGCGCAGGTCGCGGTAGACCGTAATGTCTTTGCCCTGGGCCTTGAGGATCGGGTCAGGGTTGGGCAGATTGACGCCGCTGGAACCGCTGGCGCTGGAACGCCCACGGGTGGCGATATGTTGATCGAGCGTGGAGCTGCGCTTCGCGTCGGCAAAGCTTACGAATTCGGTGGGGCTGACCCACAGACCTTTCTTGTTCATGCGAACCCCTGAGTAATGCGTCTGCCCTGACGGGGGCGGCGTGATTTGACCGATACCGGGCCGGAGGTAACTTCCAGCGTGGCGAAGTTCGCCAGCGCGCCGGCCCCCGCGAAGTCGCCGTGGCGGTAGAGATCCGGGTCTTTGAGGTCTTGTGAACGGGCTTTTACGATCATCGGAATGCCGTCCACCGTCTCGATGGCGCGCACGTCCTGATGCAAGTTGTCGTCTTGGGGCAAGGTGATGGTGTTGTCTTCAAACAGCCCGACAAATTTCGGCATCCAGGCGCCGTACCAGGCCCGGCTGATTTTCACCTGTTTGATGAGGTTTTGGCCGAACTCGTCGGCGGTTTCTTCGGCGAGCGTCTCGCCGTTGCCCGAGGCATCAAGCGCCGCGCCGCTAAAGCGAGGCAACCGGCGCAGCGTGTAGAACAGCACCAATTTCTGCTGGCGCGCTGGCACGCGGTGCATCTCAATAACAAAGGGTACATCTCGATGACGGGACTGATCGACCGACATCGGGCACGCGATAGAAAAGTCGCGGTGGCGGGCGTAATCCATGCCCAGATAGTGGCGCAGTTCTGGAGCAAGTTGGCTTACCAGCGGCGCGAGATTGCGCTCTATCCAGTCCTCAACATAGGCGTCGCGGCGGTGAACCGGTTGCTGTGTGAAGTCGTCTGGCAGCGCCAGGCGCAACACGGTACGGCCGGGGCGCATGGCCTCATCGATCCAAACGCCGGGGATGCACACGCCATTGCCGTCGCGGGGGATGGCGTCCAATTCTTCCCGCATCTGCGCCTTGCGTGGGCCGTAGGCATTGCGGATCTTCTTGTACCAGGCTTCCTTTTCTTCGGCGGTGGCTTCTTTGCCGGCCATGAAGCACACGCGCTCAAACAATCCATTAGCCACCGCATCGTCAAAGGTGGCCCGGTAGACCTCGGCGCTGTCGCCGTAGCGTTTGTCCCGGATGTCATTAACCATCTGGTTGAACGCGTTGCCCTTGCCGTTGTGCGTGCTGATGACGACGATGCGGCCGCCCCAGATCAGGAGCGCGGTGGCGGCGTCGAGGACTGCGGAAACGTCGCGGTGGAATGCCGCCTCGTCGATGATGACTTTACCCTGCAGGCCGCGAACGCCTGCCGGGTTACTGGACAGCGCAACGATTTTGAAGCCGGAGGCGTAGCGGATGCGGTAAGCGTTGATCTGCCGGGTGTTGCCGGCTTCGTCCTGGTCATCGAACAGGAACTCTTCAATTTCACTGACGCCGGATGCTTGAGCCTCAGCCATCACACGGCTGAACTTGGCGCAATAGCCGATGAATTCCAGGCCTTTCTCTTTCGTGTCGCCGATGTAGAAGCAGTCCATGCCGCCCGCAGATTTTTGCGAAGCGGCGGTAATGACTGAGTCCAGCGCCTCCGCAAAGGTGATGCCGGTGCGGCGGCCTTTTTCGCAAAGTTTGATCTGAGCTTGTATGCGTAACCAGTCCACCTGGTGCGCCATCAGAATCCCTTCGGCGATTGGGTTGTAGCCCTCCGGGATCTGGCGAACGCTTGGCGGAAGTTCGTCCCACTCGACGACACGCAGGGTGCTGGCCGAGGCTTTCATTGCTTCACGCCCAGGAACGTCTGACGCCAGAACATGGCCTGTTCTTCGGTCATGCCTTTGGCTTTCACGGCGCTATCCAGTTCGGCCGCTTGCTCGCGGAGCAGACGTTCGCGGGCGGCGCGCTCAATGGTCTGCCGCTCCTTCACGCTCATTGTCCGGGCCTCCATGGTGGCCTTGGCGGCGCGGGCAAGTGCGGAGACTTCGGCAATGGTGACCTCGTCCTTTTCATGGGCGCCCATGGCGGCCTGATAGGTCAGCGTCGAGATAGCTTCGACCAACAGCGCGCCGGTCTTGTCCGAAGAGTCCTCGCCGAACGCGCCCACAAATGCCTCGGCCATTTCACGCTGTTGACGGGCCTTTTCGGTCAGTTCTTCGAACCCCACTTTGAAGCGGCCTAGGGCGCTGCGGCTCGGGGCTTTCTCGTTGGGGAACCGCTCCCGGATATCGGCCAGCATGTCGTCGAGCGTCATGCGGTCGTCACGCAATAACTTTTGGATGTACGCCTTGACCATCGGCGGCAGGCGGTTGATCGAGGATTTGCCCGCCATGGTCAGGCCCCCGGCCGTTTGATGCCTGGAACGCGGGCGCGGCCGGCGGCAATGTCCTGCCCGCGCTCGGTAAGGGTTGCCACCAACACCGGCCCGACGTCAGAGATGCTGAGGGCGCCTTGCTCAGCCAGCCATTGCAGCTCGGTTTTCACTTGGTCGCGGCTTGCGGTATGGCCGAAGTTATCGAGGGCCGTGTTCAGCACCGAGCTGTTGGCTCGGTAGCCGGGCATTTCCACCAACAATCGCAGGATCACCAGCCGCATGTCTTGGCGCAGAAAGTCGGAATAAGGGGTCATGTCTTTTCTCGCAGCAGGTAGTCATTGATCCGATCCAGCGAACGGGCTAAAGGGCCAAGCGCATCCTTGACCCCCGAGAGCTCGGCGCGTACCGCCTTCATATCGCCCAGCAAGTCGGTCACGGCGGTTTGATCAGGGAGGTGCCGCACGTGCTCTTCAAGCGCAACGATCCGGGTGCGCAGCTCCAGCAGTTCTTGGGCGCTCGCCGCTTGGCGTTTGGTCAGCCAGGTGTAGATGCCGAGTACCGTCAGGATCAGCCACTGCACGGTCTGGAAACCGAAGTTCATTTCATTCATGTTCATCGAAAGCCCCGCCGTGTTGAGTGTTTCAGTGCGTCGATACAATCGGCGCAGTGTTCCGTGCCCGGTTCGTTCTGGCGCCGATCCTCGGGGATCGCATCGCCGCAGGTTTCGCAGCGGTAGGCCGAAACGCCTGAGCGGATGAACATCTCGCCTTGCCGTACGCGCCTTACTGCCTCTTCGCTGTCGTCTTCCGAAACGTCGCCTACAGCCATATGGCGTCAGTCCTTTTCTCGTAAATCGAGCAGCTCATTGAGCTGGGCAAGATTGGTACGCGCCCACTCGCCGTAGTCCTGAGCGTGGGCAAGGATGTCTGCCGGAGTGACGCCGCTTTCCAGTAGTTCGGCGTCAGTGCCGGGGGCGGGCCGGGCCGCTTTTTCAGACGCGGAGTCAGCGGGGCCGGATCTTGGGGTGGGCACGCCGAGGGCGGCGTTGAAGTCGCGCAACCAACCAGCAGTGAACACGCAATGAGGAACGGGCTTAGCCGCAGCGCCAGGCGCCGGAATGTATTGGGTCGTGACATGGGGAATCCGCTCCTGCAGTTGACGTTTTTCTTCGGCGAGTTGGTCGATAGTTGCGTACATCAACGCCTCGGCTTCGTTGACGCGTGCGACTTGCTGAAGCAACAACAGCCGGCTTTCATTCGCCGCTTTTGCGGCCTGTTCCGCTTGTTCGGTTTTGAGGTTCGCGAGATCTGTGTCCCCCATCGCTTTCGCATAGCTGAAGGCGAAGCCAGCGGTAGCGGCGCCGCCCGTGAGTGCGCTCAACAGGCAGGCGAAGGCAATGGCGAGAATTCGGGCCGAGCGCGGCCAGACAATCAGATCAAGCGCGCCCATGGAGCTGTCTCCGGCGGTTGCGAGACTTCCGGGCGCGGCGTTTCGCGGCGGCGATGCCGGTCTTACCCCGGCGGCTAAAAGGGATGATTTGCGGGCCGCCCCACGTTCCGAGGGATTGGTAAGTGGCGGCCCAGGTATGACCACACAACAAGCCGGCGAGTAGCGCGCCCAAGGCCCGGCCAAACAGGTTCAGCCTCATTTGAGCGCCTCCTGATCCGGGCCTTGTTTAATCAGGCGGGCAATGAACAGCACCAGCGCCAAGCCGCTGTTCAGGGCCGCGTATGCCTTGGACGAAAGTTGCGCCTGCCACATCGGCAACAGTTCCAGTTGCGCGAGACCGAAGAAGGCAATCAGCAGCCCGAGCTGGACGCTGTAGAGCTTGTAGCAGCGGCGCCAGTTGCAGATGAGCCTCATACGTTGGCCCTCACGCTTTGGCCGTGAGTGGCGCCGCGCTCGATGCCGGCAAGGGACAGCCCTTCAGCAATCAGGCTATCGCCGTACCAGCCCCCGCCGGGCAGTGGGCCGGGGCCGTTCTCATGGCGGATGATTGCCGGCACCAGCACGCGCATGACATCAAAGTCGTAGACATCAACGCCTTCAAAATTCGGAGCGAGGCCCAGAGCGCGGGCCACCGTAAGGACGTAGGCCTCGGTGTTGTTTTCGGTTGGCGGCGCCCAGCGTTCGATGATTTCGCGCACGGAATCAATTCGGCTTCCGTCTGCGGCTTGACGCTTATCCTGGTAGGTAATGAGCACTCGGGCGATGGCGCGAATGCCCCAGCGCGGGCCGGTGAACTGAACGAAGTTTGCGTCGGTTTGAGTCGCCGCCATGCCTTGCCAACGCACGCCTTTAGCGTGGCGGATATTGCCGGGATTGAAGTTGCGGATGCCGCGAGGGTTTTCGGGTCGCATGGGCGCCTCCTGTAACGGCGCCGCTGTTTCCGGGCGCCAGAAATACACACGCCGCCATCATGGGCGGCGTTGTTCAGGAGGGCTTTTAATCGAGTTTAAAGAGATATCGTCTTAAGGATTTGACTTGTCTTTGACCTTCGTAAGCGAGTGCGCGCAAATGTCGAAAAATGGAGAAAAGAGACGTTGGAAAAAGCCTATAGGCACGTACTCATTAGGAGTGCCGCCATCTGCCCGCACTTGCTCGTTGTGACAGATGCAGTCGAGTACACGTAATGCGGGAGGTTCATCTGATTCGATGCTCAATCTTACGGCAGCGATAGACTCCAAAAGTGCTTCCGACGGGGGCTGCAACATCCGCTGTTCAAGTTCGACGTATCTGCGCATGAAGTCGCTATGGTCGCGTGCGCGCATTGCGCTACCCCATACCAGATTAACAATCCCAAAAACGGCGACACCACCAGATGTCCAAAGCGCAAAAACCTTCGCATCATGGCCTTGAAGCACACTAACAAACGCAGCTGATCCAAAGACTAACGACGCAATACTGTAGAGCCGGTCGACTCGGTCATAGAAGCGGCGTCGACATTGATGATAACGAGCGGATCTACGAACCCCGAAACGCATGTTGTCCCAACGTTGAAGAAGATCAGCCTCGCTCGCCATTGCCGCCTCCACTATCAGGTTTTCTCGAAGGGGGGGCAACAGTGTCGACTACCTCAGGAAACCCAGATTTACGATGAACTTCGCCTCTCTTGTTACTTCCCTGATCATTGGTTACCCGATGTTTTTCATTCCCACCGGGCTTTGGGCCCTTATCATTGTTTTTTTGTGTCATTTTGGTTGCTCCTAGCTCTATCGCCCGGTGATTGCCGTATCTATTTTTCTGATGTCAGCAGTACAAAAACAGCCGACATTCGCTGATTACAACCTAAAAAGGCGGATCAACCATTGACCAAGTGCCTTAACGATGTCATCGCCGTGTTCAATCCAAATCAACCGTATCAAAACGCATAAAGCGACTACTCCAGCAACGAGCGCCGCCGACACCACGCCTAGTTCGAAAAGAAAGGATGGGGTAATGCGTATCTCGTTTGTGTTTGCCCACATGATCAATAAGCCCAAAACCACCAACACGGCAAAAGCAAAGGCTGCCAACTTTTCGCGAGTTTCCTGCGCCAAAGCTTCGCGGCGACAGTGGTTGCAAACCCTTCCGCCTGCCGGGACGAGCCTAGTTTCACAGCTTATGCAGGGCCGGATGGACAGCTGTGCGAGTTGCTCCGGCGTCAAATTCAATGTGGCTTTTTCGTAGTAGTCGCGTCCTGCGACCCTGTTGTTATGTCCGTCTATGTGCATCTCCCCACCTCATTCCTTCGTAATATGAAAATCCCTTCCCGCTACACGGTTACCTGAGCCAGACACTGTTGTGTTCGTCGACGCCTGTGCCCCCACAGCGCCGCCCGACTCGCTCAAGATAATGCTGGCAAGCATTCGCTTCTTACTGGCCGCATCTAATGCGCGGTATCCGTCCAGCAGCATTTCCTCATCCGGCGCCAACTGCGGCTTTCCGCCCTGAGCGCGTTGGCCAATCAAGACGTACTGCGCGTCGACGCCAATAACCAGCAACTTCGCCACAAGGTCAGCCGGACATTTTTGCCGGCCCGAAACCACTTCTTTCAAGCGCTGCGGGCTTGTTTCGCCGGCAGCACGGGACGCTGCGGCCAAAGAAAGGCCGCACCGGTCGATTTCTTCGCGAAGGCGAAGGTGTAACTGTTCCACCAATTCTATTGACACGGTGTAAATATCCCACCAATATGATTCAAACAAACAGCAATCATCTTTGCATCACAGGAGCCACCACCATGGCCACCCATGCCAAAGCCCTAACCGCCGACCAAGTCAAAGAAAGCTTTCGTCAGCGAGGCAAAACCATCACCGATTGGGCTACCGAAAACGGCTACACCCGTAACGAGGTGTACCGCGTCCTAAATGGCCAAGCCAAAGCCAACTACGGCAAGGCGCATGAGATCGCGGTGAAGCTCGGCCTCAAACCCTCCGCAGCGATGGCCGCCTGATGGTCATCCTCCAGCGGAAGTCCGGCGTGCGTCACGCGCTTCGGCCAATTGATCACACAGCCAGGCAAGTGTTTTTGCCGCCTCGGCCTCAATCAGTTGCCCCGGCCACTGAACGGGACGCAGCGCCCGGTCAATACGCCCCGGCGTCACTAAGCCCTCGACTTCAAGAATCGCGGCAAGGCGTAACCAGCCCTGTGCCAGCGCGTTCACTTGCGCCTCTAGCCTTTCAATTCGGTCGGTCATCTCTCATGTCCAAGTTTGCGAATGTACCCCAAAAATTTGCACCCGCTGTAATCCTTTTGCATATGTGCAAACCGGCTTTTTGTTTGGAAGACGCCCTTGTAGGAACATTCCAATGAGCCGCCGTCGCTGGAAAAACATGCAGCCAACGTCGCTGCGCCATGCGCTAGAGCTGTGTAAGGACTTCGCCAAGGAAATCCAAAACAAAAGCGTGGATCGGATCGCCGATGAAATGGGCGTTGCGGATCACTGGTCGGTCTACAAATGGTTACAAACTGGCCGCATGCCGGCCAACCTGATCCGGCCCTACGAGCGCGCTTGTGGCTGTGATTACGTCACCCGCTGGATCGCCGCCAGCGCCGGGCAATTGACCATTGCTATCCCAACAGGCCGGAACTGCACCGCGCAGGACACGCAGGCCCTGCAGGAAGTACTCACCACGGCGGCGGGCAAGCTGTTGGCCTTCTACGCGAAGAACTGCGACGCCGATGAAACCTTGGCCGCGATACAAGCCGCGATGGAAGGCCTCGCTTGGCATCGGGGCAACGTCAGCCAAACCCAAACACCACAACTTGAACTGGAGGAGCGGCCATGACCCGCACCGCATCCAGCGCGGGCCGCGTGCTGCGCGTTCTAAAAGCATTGAAAGGCCACACGATCACCGGACTCAGCAACGCCGAACTGGCTCAGATAGCCGGTGATAGTCCGAGCAACGTCACTCGGGCGATGCAGGTTCTGATCGAGGAAGGCCTTGCGGTGAAGCTCGACAACGGCCGCTTTGCCCACTCCATCGTGATGCTGCAGATCGCACAGGCACACGTCGAACACATGGCTGGCGTGAATCGCCGCATGAATGAAATCACTCAGCGGGTCGCCGCTGGCTCGCAGATCTAAGGAGAACCCCATGGCACGTACAAAAAGCCAAACCGTAGACAGCCCGGAACTGCCTGTTCTGGACGGCGAAATGTTGACCGCGAATCAGAATGTAATGGCCTCCCTCCAGGCATCGCATAGCGACGAACGCGACCTCGTTAATCAGCTTCTCGGCCAAGCACAGATGGCCGAATCCTTTGCAAAATTTTCGCTGACGGTCAGCACTTCTAAACTCGCTTTCGTCAAGGAAACCAAGCTTTATCGGGGTTTGAGCGGAAAGAAAACAGCTGACAGTCAGCAGTTCGCGGGCACTTGGGACGAGTTCTGCTCGTTGCTTGGCCGTTCGCGCCAGCAGGTCGACGAAGACATTGCCAACCTTCGTACCCTCGGCGAAGCCGCGCTCGATTCGATGTCACGCATGGGCATCGGTTACCGCGAACTGCGCCAGTACCGCCGCCTTCCACATGACGAGCAAGCCGCGCTGATTGAGGTGGCGAAGGCCGGCGATAAAGAAGCGTTTCTAGACCTTGCAGAAGAGGTCATTGCCAAACACGCCAAAGAAAAAGAGGCGCTGACTCAGCGCCTCGATGACGTCAACGCCGACTACGAAGCCCAAGGCGAGGTCATGGCGAAGAAAACCAAGGAGCTGGATAGCGCCAAGCAGGAGCTGGAGAAAAACCGCAAACGCATCCAAGCCGCTACGCCGGAAGATGTAATCAAGGATCTGCGTACTGAGTTGGTGGGCATCCAGTTTGAAGTAGAGGCCAAGATCCTTGGCGAGCTGCGTGATGGGTTCTCTCAGATGGCCGAACACGGCGCCGCGAATGGGCAAGACCACCGGGGCTATCAGGCGGATCTGATCCGGCAATTAGAAGTCACCCTCGCCACCGTCCGCAGCGAATTCAACCTCCCCGAACACGCCGAAGGCAGCGCCCCGGTGTGGATGACGGCGCCCGAGGCTTAAGCCATGAACCCGGTACAAATCCAGCAGTTGGCCCAGATCGCCCAACGCGCCGAGAACGCCCCGCACGGCCAGCGTACCGCCGTTTACCAGGCGGGCGCGGCCGAGCTGGGTGTGTCCCTTCAAACCTTGCAGCGCAAGCTGAAGGAGATTCGTGTGGCAAAGCCCCGTAAGCGCCGCAACGACGCCGGATGCAGCGCGCTGCCGATTGAGGAAGCCCGGAAGATATCGGCGGTGTTGCTGGAGTCGATCCGCGCCAACAACAAACAGTTGTCCACCATCGAGCGGGCCGTGGAACGGCTACGCAGCAACAACATGATCGTGGCCGGCCGCGTGGATGAACAAACGGGCGTGTTCCGCCCGTTGACCAGCGGCGCGATCAGCCGGGCTCTACGCGCCTACAAGTTACACCCCGAGCAGTTGTTGCACGACGCCCCGGCGGTGTCGCTGGCCAGCAAGCACCCCAACCACGTTTGGCAGGTGGATGCGTCGATCTCGACTCAGTTCTACCTGGCCGATGACGGGGCGCGGGTGATGAACAAGGCCGAGTTCTACGACGGCAAGCCCGGCAACCTGAAAAAGATCGAACGCCAGCGGCTGTGGCGCTATGTGATTACAGACCACACCAGCGGCACGCTTTACGTCGAGTACGTCCTCGGCGCCGAATCGGCAGAGAACCTGTGCAATGTCCTGATAAACGCAATGCAGAAGCGCGGCGAATCTGACCCGTTCCACGGCGTGCCGTGGATGCTGATGACCGACCCCGGCGCGGCCATGACCAGCGGTATTTTCCGTAACCTCTGCCGTGCCATGTCCATTGACCTGATCATCAACCAGGTTGGCAACGCTCGGGCGAAGGGCCAAGTTGAACAGGCCCACAACATCGTCGAGCGGGAATTCGAAAGCGCGCTCAAGTTTCAGGCGGCGGAAAGTCTTGAGCAGATCAACGCGTGGGTCGGCCAGTGGATGCGGTACTTCAACGCGACTTCTATCCATACCCGCACCCGGCGTACCCGGTACGGCGTCTGGCAGTTGATCCGGCAGGAACAACTGCGCCTTGCGCCAAGCGTAGAGGTTTGTAGAGAGCTGGCCGTCAGCACGCCGGAGTACCGCAAAGTCAGCAACCTGCTGCGAGTTTCGTTCCGTGGCGCTCAGTTCGATGTCAGCTCTGTGCCCGAGGTGATGGTGGGCGAAAAACTGCTGATTACCCGCAACTGCTGGCGCGACAAAGACACGGCTATTGCCGTGTTGATCGGGGCCGATGGCCGCGAGAACTACCACGTCGTCGAGCGAATCGGGGTGGATGAGTTCGGCTTTGCCGAAACCTCCGCGACCATCGGCGAAACGTACAAGCGCCATGCCGAGACGCCGGCCCAACTGTCGCGCAAGGTTCTGGAACAAGTCGCCACCGGCACCACCAATCAGGCGGACGCCGAAGCAGCCCGCAAAGCCAAGGCCGTTCCGTTCGGCGGCCTGATCGATCCGCACAAACACGTTAACGACACCGTGCTGCCGGCCTACATGCCACGGCGCGGCACCAGCCTCAACGTCAACGTCCCAACTATCGAGCTTGTCCCACTCAGCCACGTCGAAGCCGCCAAGCTTCTGCGCCCGCGCCTGGGCAACCTCTGGACGGCGGAAACGTTTGGCTGGCTACAGCAGCGTTACCCGGAAGGAGTTCCCGAAGAGCAGCTCGACGCCGTAGAAGCTGAGCTGAAACGACCCGTTGAGGTCATGCGCAAACCGTTCAGCCTCGTGCTGGCAGCGGTTGGAGGTGAGTGATGTTGAAACTGAAGCATGTTTTGCAGGGGGTGGGCCGCCCTCAATCGGCCTTGGCCGAATCGCTGGGCCTCAGCGGCGCCACCGTCGCCCAGTTACTGAACCACGGCCAATGGCCGCGCAGTCTAGACAGTGACGAATTACAGGGGCGCATTCGTGTGTTCCTGACCGAGTCCGGCGCGAATGACGCCGATATCGCCAACGCATTTGAAGAAGTGGATCTGCCGTGCGCCAACACGGCAGATCCGGCCCTTAAGAAAGAGCCGTCCGGGGAGGACGAACCTATGTTACTGCCAAAACAGACCATTCAGCCAAATACCCGCAAAGCATTCAGCCTGTTCCGCGACCCGTTTGACGAGATGCAGTGCACTCAGGACATGTGGGTCAGCCCGGATATTCGCTATGTGCGGGAGGTGATGTACCAAACCGCCCGCCACGGCGGCTTCCTCGCGGTCGAGGGGGAATCGGGAGCGGGCAAAAGTACGCTTCGGCGCGACCTGGTGAATCGCATCGCCGAAAACAACGACCCGGTGATCATCATTGAACCCTACGTGCTGGCGTCTGAGGATAACGATACCAAGGGCAAATCCCTGAAAAGCACGCACATTGCCGAATCGATGATGGCCGCCGTTGCGCCGCTGGCCAAACCGAAGAGCAGCCCCGAGGCGCGTTTCGCTCAATTGCATAAAGCGTTGAAGGAATCCCACGCCGCCGGCTACCGCCACTGCCTGGTCATCGAAGAAGCCCACAGTCTGCCGATTCCCACGCTCAAGCACCTCAAACGCATCCTTGAGCTGGAGGTCGGATTCACCAAACTGGTCAGCATCATCATGATCGGCCAGCCGGAGCTGGGCGTGAAGTTGAGCGAACGCAACGCCGATGTCCGCGAGGTTGTTCAGCGCTGCGAGCGGGTCACGCTGACGCCGATTGAAACCTCCCGGCTGGAAGAATTTCTGAAATTCCGCTTTGACCGAGCGGGCAAACCGCTCGCCGAAGTCATCGACGAAAGCGGCATTCAGGCCATCGCGGCGCGCCTGTCTCAGCCAAAGCGTAGCGGCGGCCGTGATGAAACGGTGTCGCTGCTGTACCCGCTGGCCATCGGCAACCTGATGATCGCGGCGATGAATCTGGCCGCCCAACTCGGCGTGCCAATCGTCACCGCTGACGTAGTTAAGGGGGTATGAAATGGCCGCCCTACATCTGGTACCTCCGGCCCCGGCTCAGCCGCTCAGCATCCTCACCGAGGAATTCCCGAAAAAGCTGGCCACCTTCAACGATCTGACCCGCGACATGCGTGAGGCCGGAATTGTGATCAAGGCGTTGGTGCTAGTGGACAACAAGATTTTTGTTGACCCCGACAGCCTCGAACTTCTGGCGCGGCGCTTTGGGCATGAGCTTCGCGGCATGCGCTGCAACGCCGAGGGGCGGCTTGCGCGCAACACTGCATCGATTCGGGGCGTCGGCGTTGTCTGGTTCACCTTGGTCAAGGAGCAGGACAAATGAGCCAGTCACTGAACGCCTCGATTGAGGCCTTGCAAGACGCTGTATGGACGGAATTGCCGACCATGTCCTGGGCAGACGCAATGAAGCACGTTTCGACGGTGCTTGAGCATGTGCACCGCCCATCCGCGCCGGCCGAGCATCTGTCGGCGGCCAGCGCCGCCATAGCTGAAAGTCGGTTTTACGATGCCGGCCGGCATCTTCGCCGGGCATTGATCGCTCTGGACATTCGTACCGGCGAACGCGTTGTACGTCAGGCCGAGCTGCTGGACGCCTTCGACCAGGCTCACGCCGTGATGCCGTTCCTGTGGCTGGAAATTGGCTACAACCGAATCAGTGATTGGCTGGTCACCGTGGCCGACAAATCAGGCGGCGTTGAGCGCGTGGTCGTACAGGTCGGCGGCTTGGGCGCTGATGAAACTTGCCGGGTGGCTGCGCAACAGCTGCGCCAACTTCTGGAGGGTAAAACCAATGACCAATAACGATGCTCTGCAAATACCGCCGGGCTACCGCGTCGACGCCCTCGGCCGCATGGTGCCCGAGGCCTCGATCAAGCCTACGGATCTACTGCGCGACAGGGTGGTGATCGAAGCCGTTGACCAGGCCATGGCCATCAGCGCGATGTTGCTCAAGTTCAAAGCGCATGTTTTCGGTGAAATTGACGCGCTGCTGCAGATCAGCAAAGAGCAGTACGGCGTTGTCTCGCGTGGCACGAAGGGCAATCTGACCCTGATCAGCTTCGACGGGCGCTACAAACTGATGCGCGCCAATCAGGATCAGATCGAATTCAACGAACACCTTCAGTCAGCCAAGGCGCTGCTTGATGAGTGCGCGCATGAATGGACGGCCAACTCCCACCCCGGGGTCAAAGTGTTGATCAATGACGCATTCCGGGCTGACCGCAACGGGGAGCTGCGTACCGCCCGAATCCTGTCGCTGCGCCGCCATGACATTGATGACCCGCGCTGGAAAAAGGCGATGGAGGCCATCGGCGATGCGATCCAGGTCGCGGGCAGCCGCAGCTATATCCGCTTTTACAAGCGCGTTGGCGATACCGACCGTTACGAAGCCATCCCACTTGATTTGGCGGGGGTGTGACGTGGACAACAACCGCACGCTGGAGAAGATCAAAAAATGTCTGGAGATGGCGAAGTCCAAAACCAGCAACCCGCACGAAGCAGAGATTGCGCTGCGGCAAGCCCATAAATTGATGGAGCTGTACAACCTTGAAATGGGCGACGTACTTGCAAGCATGGCGGGGCAAGCCTCTGTTCTGGCGGGGTCTGAAGGCTCGCCGCCGGCTTGGCGGGTCAGACTTGCGCAGGTCTGCGGCCTCGCGTTCGGCACACGGTTGATCATAACCACCAGTGTTCTGGGCGCGGCTCGCTTTGTCTTCATCGGCTGCGCCGCAGCGCCTGAACTGACTGGGTACGCTTACCAGGTGTTGGAGCGGCAGCTACAGAAGGCACGGCGCGAATACCTGAAATCTCAGAAACGCTGCAAACGCGCCACGAAAGTCGCTCGCGGTGATGCCTTCGCAAATGCCTGGATCGATGCGGTGCATTCCAAAATTGAAGCCTTCGCGGGTGTCGAAGACAACATTGCCGACGCGGTTGAGGCCTACATGGCGAAGAACTACCCGGAACTCGAAAGCGTCGAGTTGAAGCGCCGTAAGCTCAAGGTGCGTGATGAAGTCGCGGCCGATGCCGGCTACGCAGCGGGTAAGTCAGCACAACTGCATCAGGCGGTGAATCACAGCCCCCGTGCACGTTTGACGGCGGGGGTCTGATATGAAGTCGCCGATCCTACACAACAGCGACAGCAATTTTCAGAACGCTGTTTTGGTGAATTTCAAAGCGCATATCCGGGTAAAGCGGCTTGCTGAGCTACGTGCATTGAGTGCGATGGCACGGCTTAAAGCCAACGCGGCGCTGCAGACTGAGACGGTCAACTCGGCAGGTTTCATTTTTGCCGTAGTTGAGATTACGGGGGCCGTCCAAAGACTGCCTGCAGGAGCATGACTATGGCCTCCACAAGTACAGGAAAACTCACGTCCGGGGTTTTGGAGTTCCAGGCGGTCTGCGATCAGTGCCAACATCCTCGCGTTGTAGGCAATCACATTAAATGCAGCAAGATCCGGCAGCAGATCCACGCGGCGCGGAATCAGCATATAGACGGCACGCAGTCGCGGTCGGGAGGTGCCAAGTGAAAAAAGCGCCTGCCAACCCAGCCCGGCTGTGTTTGATCAAGCTGATCCACGTTGCCCGGCGCGAACTGCGCATGGATGACGACACCTTCCGCCTGATGTTGGCCAGCATGACGGGATTGGACGGCGCGACGTCCTCCGCTGACTTGAGCGTTCCAAACCTGCAACGGGTTTTGGAACAGCTCAAGCAGCGCGGTTTTACGGTTCGTCCAAAAAAGGTGCAGAAGCGACCGAAGGCGGAGGACGGGCAGTCGCGGAAGATCCGGTCGTTGTGGCTAACCCTCCACGATCTCGGCGCCGTCCGCGATCCGTCCGAGGAAGCGCTGGCGAAGTTCGTTTTGAACATGACCGGCGTTGCCGCGCTGCAGTGGCTCAAGGGGCCGCAGGCCAGCCGCGTCATCGAAAGCCTCAAGCAATGGCAGCAACGTATTGAGTCGGCTACGGCCGCCATACAGGAGGGTGTATGACAGATTTCAGAAGCAAAGGCCCGGAACTGCTGACGGATCTCACCGAACACATTGCGGTCGCGCTCGTAGAATTGGTGTCGATGGAGGCAGATGCCGCTCGCCATGTGGCGCAGGAAGTTTCTGACCGCATGGCGGCGCACTGGGGCGGCCAGAACCTGTATTTCCCGATGGGGCTATCGGTCAAGTTGAGTCGCCGTGATCGGCAGATCTACGAGGAATTCAATGGAACCAACCACAGCGAGCTGGCTCGGAAGCACGGCGTGTCACTCCAGTGGATCTACAAGATCGTCAAGGCGGTGCGAAAGGATGAGATAGCGCGCCGTCAGGTTGATATGTTTGCCCCGCTTACTGACGACTGAGCGGGGCGTCTTCTTATTGCACTGGCTGCAACTGAATTACACAATCCATCCCAACCTGTGCCAGCCTATCCCGGATTGGCCCAAGTTTATCTCACGTTCCCCCTAGTATTTATCTCAGTCCTGAACAGCCGCACGGCTGAAGATCGCCACCCCCTCACCCCAACCCTCTCCCGAGGGAGAGGGAGCCGATTTGTGGGCTTTTCAAAACCTGAGTTCGACTCGGTATTGCAAGTCGGTGTAGTTCAAACATCCATCTCGGTCAGTCCCCTCTCCCTCCGGGAGAGGTTAGGGTGAGGGGCTTTTGACCTCAGTGCCCCGAAGCGGCAGGCCCTGCCTTGGCGGCAAACGGCGGCTTCGCCAGCCACACAATCAGGATCAACCCCATAAACCCCCACCCCAGCAGCGTGAAGTAATCCACGGTCGACAACATGTACGCCTGACTGGTCAGCACATGATCCAGTTGCGCATACGCCGGGTTGCTCGCCCCGCCCAACTGGTTCAGCGCCTCCCGCGTCGCCGGTTCATACGTGCTGATGCTCTCGCTCATATACGCATGATGCTGGTCAGCCCGACGAATCCAGATCCACGTAGTCAGCGAAGCCGCGAAGCTACCGCCCAACGTCCGCAGGAATGTGGCAAGACCGGCGCCGTCGGCGATCTGGTTCGGCGGCAAGTCCGACATCAGAATGCTCAGGGTCGGCATAAAGAACAACGCCACGCCAATGCCCATGAACAGTTGCACCAGCGCGATGTGCTGGAAATCGACTTCACTGGTGAACTCGGCGCGCATAAAGCAGCTCAAGCCAATCGCCAAAAACGCGATGCCGGCCAGTAATCGCAAGTCGAACTTGTGCGCGTACTTGCCGACAAACGGCGACAGCAGCACCGGCAGAATCCCGATCTGCGCCACGGCCAGACCGGCCCAGGTGGCGGTGTAGCCCATTTGCGTCTGCAACCACTGCGGCAGGATCAGGTTGATACCGAAGAAGCCGGCGTAACCCAACACCAGCACCAGCGTGCCGATGCGGAAGTTGCGGTAAGCGAACAGCCGCAGATTCACCACCGGGTGGCGGTCGGTCATTTCCCAGATCACGAACACCGCCAGCGCCACCACGGAAATCGCCGCGCCGATAATGATGAAATTCGACTCAAACCAGTCGAGGTCGTTGCCCTTGTCGAGGATCACCTGCAACGCGCCGACGCCGATGATCAGCGTGATCAGACCGACGTAGTCCATCGGCTGACGGCTGGTTTCCACCGGACGTTTGGCCAGTTGCGAACGCACCACCATCACCGCAAAGATGCCGATCGGTACGTTGATGAAGAAGATCCACGGCCAGCTGTAACTGTCGGTAATC